TTGATAGCGATGAATTTAAACGGAACTTTTATATTTTGATGTGTCAACCGAAATGGAGAACGTCGCAAAAGAGTTTTTCAGCGATACAAGCAAACTTAAATGGTTTGAGTAAATACCCGGAAGAATTTGCGCTGATTCTGATAAAAGAAAGCATTTCAAAAGGTTGGGCGGCGTTAGAATATGATTCAACCCCCGAAAAATACGAAAAATGGGAAAAAATGAAACGTTCCGTAAAGACAGAACAGCAAAGCAGCAAAGAAATTGCGGATATGATGAAGTATTTAAACAATGATTTTGATTGATATGGGAGCAATTGAAAAAAAAGAAAATACGGCGTTAGAAATATATAATACCAAGCCCGGAACAAAAGCCATTGAAGTACGCCGTAGAATGGTGCAATTGCCGGAGGTTGCCAAAGCATTAAACCCAGTTGAAAAATATGTTTTCGCAGCGTCAACAAAAATACCAATTGCGGAAATTGACGATGCAAAATTAGTTGAAAATCTTTCGTTACTGTTTAAGCGTATAGCAATGGACGTTGGTTATATAATACCACAGAATGAAAATGATTGGAATTATATACAATCCCGGTTGTTGGATATTCTGAAACGTTATTACTCAGATATGACGTTGGCTGATATTAAGATGGCTTTTGAGTTGGCAACGGCCGGGGAATTAGACGAATTTTTGCCGAAAGATAAATACGGGAACCCGGACAAAAACCATTATCAACAGTTCAACGCCGATTACTTTGCAAAGATTCTGAAAGCATACAAGCAAAAGCAGACAGATGTAATTGATAAAGCATACAAAGCTATACCGGAAAAAAACAATGAAATTTCGCCGGCGCAAATCTGGAGATTTGAGATACAAAGACAATGGCGGAACCGTTATATTTTCCTTTGCTACAAATACACCGGGAAATTAATATTGGGGCTAACTGATGATATGTTTTTGTATGAATGGTTGCAAAAATGCGGGTTGGCTGATGATGTACAAGTTAAAGAGGACGACCGCAAAGAAGCGTTTGCCCGGTATATGCAGCGTATAGCCCGTGGAATGATAAACCAATATACGGCGTTTCAAGTTCGCCGGAAAGGAACCGAAAGCCCGGAAATTGATTTTGCGGCGTTTGAGGTTGCCCGGAAAAAGGAGATTATAAAAGCATTTGACCGGATGATTGCCGAGGAAATGCAAGTTGATAACTACATGAAGTTTTAAATATGGAACGATTTATTGTTTGCTTTATAATTGGCGTAATAGGTTATTTTACAAAAGCGGGAGGATATAAAGATGAAATTGAAAAATGTGGAAACATAACATTAATAAACGGGGATTGCATGGAGTTTATGCAATCCCAAAGTGATAAATCTTTTGATTTGGCAATTGTTGACCCGCCATACGGAATTGATTACGCTGCAAAACCTGCAAGGTCAAAGCCTGAAAAAAATAATTGGGATAATGATATACCAAATGATATTTATTTTGACGAACTTTTCAGAATTTCTAATAAATGTATAATATGGGGTGGAAATTATTATAAATTGCCTCCATGCCAATGTTTTATATTTTGGTACAAACAAAATCCGGTTCCTAACTTTTCAGATGGTGAGTTTGCGTGGACTAATTTTAATTGCCCTGCAAAATGTTTTGATTATAGATATTATGGAAATTTACAAGGTAAAAGTTCAGTCAAAGAAAAAAAGATACACCCCACACAAAAACCAATAATATTATATGAATGGCTATTACAAAATTTTGCAGAACCCGGTCAAAGGATATTGGACACGCACGGCGGAAGTATGAGCCATGCAATAGCCGCACATAAATTGGGCTTTGATTTAACTATAATTGAAAAAGACCCGGTTTATTATGAACAAGCAAAGAAAAGATTAATTGAGTTTCAAAGACAGCAAGTTTTATTTTAATTATGAAAATTTCAGCAGTAGTGGGAATTGACCCCGGAACAAGTGGGGGTATAGTAACATGGCGACCAAACCACAATATAACCGCCATAAAAATGCCGGAGGATATAAACGACATAAGAGATTATTTGAATCATTTGAAAACAATATGTTCGCCAATTGTTTTTCTTGAAAAACTAAGTGTGCGCCCGGATGATATAACGCCGGGTGCCGATGGAGTCAATATGGGAAAGTTGTACCGAATACAAAAGATGATGGCAAACTTTGAGCAGTTGAAAGCAATCATTTCAGTTTGCGATGTTCCGTTTGTTATGACGCATCCTATGAAATGGCAAAACGAATTGAAGTTGCGGGCAAAGACAAGCCGGAAAAAGGAGGAAAAGAGCGAGCGAAAACGCAGATACAAAGAGATTGCCGGGAATTTGTACCCGGAATTGAAACCGACATTGTGGAACGCCGACGCCACGTTGATAATGCACTTTGGACGATACATTTTGCGCAACAAACCCGGTTGGGTGCGTCAGAATTTACCAAGCAATATGCACGAACGTTTGTTTTAGCCACGTAGAGCGATTTTAATTTCAAAATGGATAAAATATACATGGAAGAAGAAAAAACCCCGCAAATCGAAAATCAGGGAAAAATAACGTTGGAAGAGTTCGCCGAGTTAATCCGACAAATGCGTCATAATCAACGCAGATATTTTGCGCAACGTCGCCCGGAAATATTAGCGACCTGCAAGAAATTAGAAAGTGAAGTTGATGCAATTGTTGCTAAAATAACAGATAAACAAATGAGGCTGTTTTGATTTATGCCCGGAATGTAATATTGCCGGGCTTCTTTGTTTTTTTTGAAAAATAAAAAGAAAAACTTTTGGAGATTAAAATAATATACATATATTTGCAGTGTTGAAAGTTCAACGCACCGACCGGGCGGGTTCCCGGATAAATTATAAAACTATGAAGTTATTAGAGATTCACAAAAACGGTATTAATGCGCATAATAATGAAGTTTCATTTTATGGCATAGATTATCAAACAAAAACATTGATGTTTGATGGAATAGAAAACGTTGAATGTGCAATAGAAATTGCAAAAGAGTTAGGATATAAGATTTCTGAAATACAAATGTTGTTTTGATATGTTTATAGATGAAGTAGGAGCAACCCGGCACGCAATAAGCGACAAAGAGTTGAACGAATTATACAAGCGTTTGGAAAATTTCATTGCTGATTGCACGGTTGAGGAAGCAAAAGAAAACCGGGACGCATTTGTTAAGGTGCAAACATTGATACACCAAAGAATAAGAGAAAACAAAAAATAATATTAACCCGCCGGGGGAAACCCCGGCACAAACCGAGAGCATTATGATAGTAAAGAAATTAGAATTGGTAAATTTCCAAGTAATTAAAGAGTTTAACGCAGATTTTGACGGTAACGTTTATTTCATTACCGGGGATAATGAGTTGGGAAAATCAACCGTATTAAAAGCAATTGGGGCTTTGTTGACCGGGAACCGTGACGCCGTATTGAAGAACGGAGAAAGCAAAGGTTTCGCAAAAATGATTGTCGGCGACGACGGCGAGGAATACGAGGTTGAATTGAAATTCACGAAAGCAAACCCACGTGGCACGTTATCAATTAAATCAAAGACAACCGGAATGAAAAGTGATAACGTTTCTATGTTACAAAAGATTTTCGGTTATACAGATTTTGACGCCGTGGAATTTTCCCGTTGGTCGGAAACCGCCGAGGGACGCAGAAAGCAAATTGAGGTTGTAAAGTCTTTGTTGCCGGAAGAAGTAAGAACAAGGATTGCCGAAATTGATACAACCGTTGCCGGGCTTAAAACAGAACGTACCGGAGTAAACCGAGATTTGAAAACCTACAAATCAATATCAGATGCAGCCGGGCAGGGATTGACAACGCAGGATTTGAAAACGTATGCCAAACAAAAGGACATTACGGAACTGATGAAAGAACAAGCCGAAAACGCCCAATTGATAGAAAAAGCAAAAACCGTTCGTTCGGCTTTGGAGCAAAGAAAAAAGCAGTTGGAAGAAATTCCGGAACGTTTAGCAGCGGCAAAAGCGACATACGAAAAAGCCATTGAAGAAGCTAAAAAAGCGATAGAAAGAACTGAAAAACTTTACAAAGAAGCTATTGCACAAATAGAAAGTGAAAAGGCAGATTATGAAGCACGAAAAGCAAATGCCGAAAAATGGTTGGCTAATTATGAAGAAAACAACCCGGGAAAATTAGATACAGCCGATCAGTTGAGAAAAGCCGAGGAACACAACAAAAAGGCTGCAAAGGTTGCCGATTATCTTTCAAAGAAAAAACAAGCAGACGACAAAAAAGCAGAAGCGGAAAAGATGGATTCAGAAATTGCGGAATTATCCGCCGAGCGTGAAAAACTTATTTCGTCGGCGAAATTGCCGATTTCCGGACTTTCGTTTAGTGATGATGGGTTGGTATTGAATGACGTCCCATTTGTCGCCGGAAAGGTTTCAGATTCGCAAATAATGGAGGTTGCCGCAAAACTGATTATTGCAAGTAACCCAACGGTTAAGGTATTCAGAATTGCGAGGGGCGAAAGTTTGGGACAAAAGAGATTGCAGGCAATTTTGGATTTGGCAAAAAAAGAGGGATTCCAAGGTTTTATTGAAAGTGTTGTAAGGGGACAGCAGGATTTGATTATTGAGGAATACACAGAAAGCGAGTAATTAACCGGGGCGTCGGTTCCCCGGCGTCCCTTAAACAAAACAATATGGAAGTTAAAGAAATGACAATTACGGACGTGTTGAAAACACCCGCTTTTTATAATAATCTGAAAGTGGTTATTTCCGATTTGGAAAACACCCGCAGAAAAACCGGAATGATGGCGGACGCACCATTGAAGCGGCACCCGATAGACCGTTTGCAGGAACGAGGAGTTTTTGAACCGGGACAAATGACGGTATTGTATGCAAATGCAATGGATAAGAAGTTGCAGGGATATTCAAGCAGCGAAAGAAAGTTTATATTGGAAGTTGGCGGCGAAGCGTTTAATATTACAATGAAACAATTTGTTGACCAAGAAAAGAAAGACAATGAGGAAAAGAGAGATAACAGCAACGGGAATGATTAATAATAACGGCGGTTTACAAATGTACATGGGGGAATTAAATCAATTCTTTGCAATGCACAAAGGTAACCGCATAATCGCCCGTTTTATTGTAGCGTCGCCCGGTTCGTCAGAGGCTTTGAAAGGTTATTATTTCAATTACGTTGTACCAACGTTCCGGTCGGGTATATGGGAAGCCGGGGAGCGTCTGACAGAGGAACAGACGGAACACCGTTTGCGTGAGTTGTCCCCGGTTATGTATGAGCAAACGCCGGATATTAACACCGGAAAGTATGAAACCCGATTGCGGACAATTGCAGAGTTGAGCAATGCGGAATTAATAGAACATATCGAATTTTTAAAACAACTTGCAAGTGAAGAATATTATATATATATAGCAGACCCAAATGAAATTTGATTATGAAAAAAGTAACATTGAAAGACAGCAAAGGAAATGAGATAAACGACATTATGAAATATGTTTTGACGTTCGATTGTGAAACAACCGGGTTTCCCCCAAAGGGCGCAAAATGGGACGTTGATTTTGCGGAATTTCCAAATATTGTGCAATTGGCATGGGCGGTAAACGAAAAGGAACGTTCCTACATTATTAAGCCGGAGGGATGGGAAATACCGGAAGCGTCAACAGAAGTTCACGGAATTACAGCAGAGAGAGCAAACGCCGAGGGCGTCCCATTTGCTGATATTATAGGCGAATTTTTGGAGGATTGCGAAAAAGCCCGTTTGTTGGTAGGACACAACATTTACTTTGATACGTCAATTGTAAAAGCAATGATATTGCGAATTATGGGGCGTGAGTATTACGACGAAAAAGCCGAGGACGCATTGTTTAAGGGAAAACGAATTGATACCATGATGAAAACAATTAAATTTGTCGGCGCAATGTTTGCAAATGGACGCCCCGGAAAATTCCCGACGTTGGAAGAACTTTATAATAAATGTTTCCCCGGCGAAACATTCCCGGCGCATGATGCGTTGGAGGACGTGAAAGCCTGCAAACGTTGTATCCCGGTTTTGATGGAAAATGGTATTATAGGACTGAAACCAAAAGAATATCCGGCGGAACAATTGAAGTTTAACCCGGAACCGGAACCCGCAAAGACCAAAAAGGTAAAAAGGGAAGTTTTAGTTCACGACCCGAAACCGAGATTGGCACCGGATGCAGAGCCGGAAAACAAGGTTGCAAAATTGTTAAATGAAACAGACTTTTAAATTATAAACAAAAAAAAAATGTGCATTGATTGCGTGGATTATCCGGTATGTTGTTTGTCCGGTCGTTGTGCTGATGATGAACCGTGCGAGTATTTCCAAGAAGAAACCTACCCGGAGGAACCGGGAAACAATAAAAATTAAAAATTATGAGCGAAAAAAAACAAAATGTTATGCCGATTCCTATAAAGGAAAAGTTTTCATTATCGAAAGTAAAGTTATTGAAAGATGGCGGGTTAGACGTACATTATGAAGTAACGGAAGTTGTCGGAAATGAGAGTTACACGAACAAATACCATGTATTGAGTGCAAAAGACATACACCCGGATTTGCGTCATTTGTTTAATGATTTGCGCCCGATTATGGGACGTGTATTCAACATAACGTCATTTAAAACCATGATGGCAACGCCGGAGTTTAAAGCAACAAAGGAACAAACAGATATTGCAGCCGCATTTGCGGAAGAATGTTTGGACAATATAGAGGTTAGGGGCGTTTCTTTGTCCGGGCAAGATGATAACGTAGGCGTCGTTTTAACCGGATTGTTTACCATATCAAACAATCAGAAAACAGCAATCAATACCCCACGAATGAAATATAACGTTGAAACGTTCGGTTTTGAGGAAGAGTTGGAAAACATTGTTTGCGATATTGAAAACGAGGTTTACGAATTTCTGTTTGAGGGCAAAAAGGCGCAAATGGATTTGTTCGGGGCTGATGGGGAACCCAACCCGTTAGTTTATGTAAATGATGCAGACAACGAAAATGAAAATGATATGTTCCCGGAAATGGCAGCCCCGGCGGACGATACAAACAATATGTAATGGAGCCAATATTGTTGACCGAGCGTTGCGAATATGAATATTGCGTTGCACGTGGTTACGAACCGTTATTGGATATTCGTAATTTTCGGTTAGATATACGGTTGCGTGTTGAGTTACAACGGGAAATGTTCGGGAATTGCGTTTTAGGACGTGGCGACATTCCCGTTGCCAACCAACGGTTTTTCCGGTGGGTTTGGGAGCATAAGCCGCACAGATGCGAAGAATGTTTAAAGCCGTTACGGAATTATTCCGCCGTTTATTCTTCGCATATATTGACCCGTGGAGCGTTTCCCGAAATGGCGCATGATGCAAGAAATATAAATATACTATGTTTTGAACATCATTCATGTTGGGAGAATGGGGATAAAACGAAAATGCGTATATATCCGGGCAACGTCCGGATTATTGAATTGCTTAAAAACGAATACAGAAGTTTGAAAATATGAGGACGAAAAAAAGAACACCCGATTACGGGGCAATTTCCCGCCGTTCAATCCAAAATGATTTTAAAAGGGTACAAAGGTACCCGGAAAGGGAGAAACGCCCGCAAATCAAAAATCCGCCCGAAATAAATGCAGAAAGACGGGTTTTGTTTGTTAGTGAAAATTCAGCATATTACCGATACCGTTCTTTTTTCGTCGGTAAATTGGTAAGACTAATAAAACAATCAAACGTCGGCGGTTGGATAGTTGGATTTGTTTACGACGACGACAGGAAAGCGATAAATCATGCCGCCGGATGGTCGGATATGAAAAAAGAATATTTGTTGGATGGTGTAAAATTTAAGTAGATGAAAATCAAAAAACAAACCGGATATAAAATTGTATTTTATACGTTCGTGGCGTTAACGGTTGCGTCATACATTTGGACGTTATGGAGTATTGGAAGTTGGATTTTTAAAGCTATATTTCTATGAGTGTAAACAAAGTTATTTTAATGGGTAACGTCGGAAAAGACCCGGAGTATAAAGATTTCGACAACGACGGTTCGGTTGCGCAATTCACGTTGGCGACAACTGACAGAGCATTTAAAACGGCAAATGGTACAGAAGTACCGGAGCGCACCGAATGGCACAATATTGTTTTGCAAAATGGATTGGCAAAGATTGCAAAAGAGTATGTAAAAAAGGGCGATAAACTTTATATTGAGGGGAAAATAAGAACCCGCAGTTATGAGGACAACAACGGCGTAAAAAGATACGTTACGGAAGTTTACGGGTATAATATGGAGATGTTGTCGCCAAAGAAAGACGGACAAACAACGCAGCAGGGAGGCGCACCAACACCGCCGCCGCCAATTCCCGACCAAGACAAAGATGATTTGCCATTTTGAGAATGAGGAACGAAATTAAAATTCAAATCCAGGAGGGTTCCCGGCTGATTGGGACACGGACAAAGGGGCGAACGGTTATTGTTTCTTTTGAATACAATAAGGAGGACGCAGCCGTTCCGGAGCCGGAACCGATACGACCAATTGGTTTTGCCCATTACAAGGAACCCGCCGGGAAAGATAAAAAATAAAGTTATGCAGTTTAATAGCAAAGAATATGACCCAGAAAAACACGACCGTTGGCGTGCGTTGACCGTCAAACAGCCATACGCAAATGATTTGGTAACGGCGGCATACAAAGACGAAAACGGCGTTGTTTACGGGCTAAAATCAATTGAAGTTAGAAGCAAAAAAACGTCATACCGTGGCGACGTTCTTATTTGTTCGTCGGCAAAACCGGTTTATCCCGGAATGGAAAGCGGCGTTACTTTGGGATTGGTTGAGTTGTACGACGTGAAGCCGATAAAAGAGTTTACGCCGGAGGATTGGGAAAACACCCGGATTCCAAAGGAAAAGAGGGCAAAAATAACAAAGGGTTTCGGATGGATGATGCGCAACCCAAGACGTGTTGTTGAAATGCCAATTAAGGGGCAATTGGGTATCTATAATCTCGTATATACCAAGGGCGAAATAATACAATACCCCCGGAAAATGGTAATTGGCAAAAAGAGTTGGGAACAGATAAAAAAACAGATAGAGAAATGAAAACAATCGGATTCCATATTGGACGTATCGGGTTTTATTTGTATCTGCAAAGTTTGTGGAAGTATAAGCAATTTTATTTGACGCCCGGAGTTATGGTTGAGGGCGTAAAAGGACATGACGTTTATTTAGATATTGAAATTAAATTGCTTTGTTTTTCCGTTGGTTTCCGGCTGATATGGATAAAAACCAAAAGAAATTATTAACTTTGTAATGTAAAATACTAAAAACGTGAGCGATGAAAGAGATAACAAAAATATTGCCATTAAATGAGGCGGCAAAGTTTCAAAAATCCGCAGGCAAATATGATTGCACAATTACGGAATTGGCGGTAATGGGGGCAGGGAAAGCAAGAATTTCAATTTCCGGAACAGAGGAAAATTTGGATTTGTTGGTTAGTTCGATAGAAAATGAGAATAAAGAAACCACAACCGTTTGACACCGATAGGCAATACAGCCCCGGGGAACATGCTGTTTACCGGGGTTCTGTTGTAGTTGCTGAAAGATGGACGAAGCTAAAAGAAGAAATTGCAAATGAACCCGGAAATATATACCCAAAATGGCGTTGTAGTCTTTGCGCAATAGATGGAAAAGAATGTTCCAAATTTTGCGACGAATACGGACGAACAGACAACAAAAGAATATATTTCAAAAAAATGAATGGATTAAAAACGTTATTATATAAAAAACAAAAGAGCGATGAAAGAAAGTAAATTAACCCCGTTTGATATGAAAACAGTTCTGATGGTAAAGAGTGTTACCGGGCATGAACCGGAAATTACCGAAAAGGCAGAATTGTTTGAAATGAGAATGTACGTTGACGACAGAAACGAATATATTGTTGAAGCCGCAATTGATGCGGTTATTGGTCGTTATGGAATGAGGGTGCGAGCCGTGGAACATATAAGGGAAGAAATATTTTTGCGAGGTGCGACGTTCTTTATTGAGTACGAAAAAGGGGCGGAAAATTTGCCAAATGAGTTGCGCACAAATTTAGGTATGCCGGACGAAACCGCCGGGGATATTTATTGTCGCCGATTGTTAGAAGTTCGTGCATTACCCGTAAAGCGTGATAATTGGGAAAAATTGCAGATTTTTACCGGAGGCGGAACAATGCAGATTCCGAGAACGCCCGGCGGTTTGGCGGTTTATTCATTCCCGACCGAAAACGGCGTAATGTTGGACGTACCAGAGGGAAATTTTATTGTATTGACACCGGACGGAAAATTTGGCAAAATGGATATGCAAACGTTTATGGCTAATTTTGAAGAAAAAGACGCCAATACCGCCGGATTGAACTTTGACGAAAAGCGATTGTTTGAAAAGATGAATAAACTTTTCGGCAAAAACTTTCAAATGAGATTTTTAAAACTTACAGAGGAATACCACGAATTGTTTGTTGTTGCTGATGATATGTTGGTAAATGGAATAATACCGGAAAACACGTCGGAAATTATAGACGAGTTAGCAGATTTGAACGCCGTATTGTTTCCATATTGCAGCATTGTTTGGATATTCCCAAAAAGAATTGCAGGAAATGGCATATACTAAAATTGCAGGACGTGAGAAAAACCCGGAATTTATGCGCAAACACCCACACAACAAACCGGAAAGCCCGGTTTGCGGTAATATGCAGCAGGAAACCGCCGAACAATACAAACATTTTGAGAACCGTTTTAACAAAAGACTATGACAAACGAAGAAAAAGAAGAATTAAGAAAAAAAGCGTTGTTCCTTACAAATACGGCGTATCTTTTGGCGGACATGGCACATACATGCGTTTTTTACGCTGATGATAAATTAAACCATTTAGGCAAATGCTTTGAAAAGGGCGAAAAAATGAGATTCAAAAAAGCCGCAAAGTTGACAAAAGAAGCATTTAAAGCCGTCAAGGAAATAACGGAACCATTGTATAATATTACCGACGTTGATAATGCGTGTATTGATAGCGATTATCTTTTGGAAGTTATTCAGTTGGTAATAAACAGAACCGACGAAACCGAGGAAAGCAAAACGGCGATGTTGGAATACATAAAGAAGTTGCCACAAATTGAACATATAGAAGTTTAAGCGTATGAAAAAAGATTTTAAACAAGAACTAACCGAACTTATTAATAAGCACGGTTTAGAAAAGGAAATGAGAGATACCCCGGATTATATTTTGGCAGAAATTTGTATTGATGCAATGGCGGTATTTACGGAAGCAATCGCCCTCCGTGACGAATGGCACGGATTCAGAAAGGCAGAACACAACGGCAATTTTTCGTATGAAGTTAGGTTTGACAAAAAGGACGGTACGCCGTCAGTTAGGGTAACAAGTATTTACCCATTGTTGAAAACCGACAAAATGGAAAAAGAACAAAAAAACGCCCCGGAATTATAACCGGGGCTTTGCCGTTTAGGTACCGGAACGAAAGAAAGCCAAAATTATCCCCGTAGGGCGACGAAAATACAAAAGACAATAAAAGTATCAAGGAACAAACGAAACCCGCTTAAAACGAAAGTTCCCCGAAAATAACAAGCAAAGGGAAAGCGACGTTTGAGAGGAAAGCAAAGTAAATGGCTTTGCCGTCATAAAAAGGTTGTAAAATGGAAGCGAGTAAAAGACAAAGGGGCGGACGCCCGAAATTGTGCAAACGAACAAAAGACCAAAGGGAGTTTGATTTGGCTTTTTGTTCAAAGCTGTTTTTACGTGGTTACACGTATAGGGAGATTTCGGAAAGGCTGAATGAGGAAAACGCCTGGCGTGGCGTCGGTTATACCATAACAAAACAAATGGTATATTGGGATATGCAACAATTGCTAATTGAGTGGAAACGTGAACGTATGGAAAATATAGACGATTACGTTACGCAGGAATTGCGAAAGTTGGATAAAATGGAGGTTGAATTGTGGGAGGCGTGGGAACGTTCAAAGACCGGGAAATTGCGAGAGAAAAACAGACATAACGCAAAGCCCCGTAAAGTGTTGGAGGATGGCGACAACCCGGAATATTACGGGTATGAGGAAACCACAACGGAAACGTCCGCCGGAAACCCCCGGTTTTTGGATTTGCTTTTGAATGTACAGCAACGCCGGGCAAAGATGTTGGGATTTGATGCACCAATTAAAGTTGAGATTCCGGGAATAGAAAAAAGCATAAACGGCGATGCACCGCAATACGATGTATCAGCAATCCCGGAGGATTTATTGTTTGCGGTTGCTGATAAACTACAAACAGCAGAATATAAAAAACAATTAGCAGAGAAAGGAGTAATTGACGATGGCACGAACAACAAAGAATAATATCAAGAAAAAAGACGAAACACGTGCGGCGAATGTGGTTGGGGTAAATTCTATTATGAACATTCAAATTTGGATATGGCCGGGAACCCGATTTGTTTAAAATGCCCGTTTGTCGAAAATCGCAGTATAATACGTTCGGAAAAAGCGTGCGACAAATGGAAAATGAAACAATAAATTGGTTGATTTTTAAGATTCCCGGTTTTAAAGTCAGAAAAAATACGGGGGTAAGACAAAAATATATGGTTTATTTTTAAGAATTAAACAAAATGGATAATGAACAATTACTTAAAATGTACGCCGCACTAAAAAACAATCCCGGGGAATTAGTAAAAGCGGCGGCACGCCATAGGCTGATAAACTTTGCCCGGTACATGCGACCGGATTTGGCTTTGGAACCGTTTCACGTCGTTTATTATACGTTGTTGGATAAATTCGCCCACGGCGAAATAAAGAAAATGATTGTGCAAATGCCCCCTCAACATGGTAAGGAAATATCCGATAATCAGATAGTTGCTACCACTAAAGGGCTAAAAAAACATGGTGATTTAATTGTAGGGGATTACGTGTTTGGTAGGGATGGAACCCCGGTTAAAGTCTTATGGGTGTCAGAAAAAACAAGAAGCGAATATGTCGTTTCTTTTTCTGATGGGGCAAAGATAGAATGTCATGGCAATCACGAATGGACGGTATATAATAGATTTCGACAGAAAGAGGAAACTATAGAAACGAAACATATGGCATCCTCCACAATATATAATGGAGATGGAAAAAGAGGAAGCCGATATAAATACCAAGTAGATAGCAATGTTTGCGTAATGTTTGATAGTCGGAATGTAGATTTAGACCCATACGTTTTAGGAGCGTGGCTAGGAGATGGTGATAGCTCATGTGGGATTATACACATTGGCAATAATGATGTTGAAATAATAGGGAATAGTACATATAAGTTCAAAGAAAATAAGGGCACGACAACACGTAAGTTCTATAGCCCGGAATTGAATCTTTTACTAAAAAATAATGGACTAATTAAAAATAAACATATACCGGATATGTATAAATACAATTCAGTTGAAGTTCGCAAGAATGTGATTGCTGGATTAATTGATACAGATGGGTATGTGTATCACAGAAACGGACGTATAACCATATCCAACACAAACAAGCGGATTATAGACGATGCAGCATTTATATTACGCTCATTAGGTCAGTCTGTAGTTGTGTGTGAATTCAAACCTAGTGTTAGTAGTAGCGGAATAGTGGGGAAGAAGATAGTATATCAACTCTGTTTTAATCCTACAATGACTTTCCCGACAAAAGTAAAACGTAAGAAGATAACGAAATTGTCTATAAATAAGAAGCGTGCTATTGTTTCTATTGAACGAAAGGAGGGATTGGGTTATGGTAATTGCATCCAAGTAGAGGGGGGTATTTATTTGGTTGGAGATACGTTTGTTCCTACGCATAATAGTGAGGGGTCGAGCCGAAAGTTGCCCGCTTTTATGTTGGGTTTAGACCCAGACAAAAAGATTTGTATAGGTTCCTATGCGGCAACCATTGCGAGAGATTTTAACCGTGACGTCCAAAGGGTAATTGATACGCCAAGTTACCGAGAGTTGTTCCCGGAAACGTATTTGAACGGTTCCAACGTCGTAACAATGGCTAATACGTATTTACGCAATTCGGACGTTATCGAAATGGTAGGGCGTAAGGGGTCGTTGCGTGTTGTGGGGCGTGGCGGTTCGTTGACCTCTAAAACCGTGGACGTGTCGATATTGGACGACGTTTATAAAGATTATGCCGAGGGTAACAGCCCGATTGTACGTAATGCGGCGTGGAAATGGTACACGACCGTTGTACGTACCCGTTTGCATAATGATTCCCAAGAATTAATTGTGTTTACCCGTTGGCATGAAGATGATTTGATTGGACGTATTGAAAAAAGCGGGGAAACCGTAATTGATATTAAAAGTTGGGACGATGTAAAGAACATTCCGGCGGGCGCATGGGTACGCATTAACTTTGAGGGATTGAAAACCGGGGAGCCAACAGAGATTGACCCACGGGAACCGGGGGCGGCGTTATGGGATAGACGACACAGCCGGGCAAAATTGGAGGGGCAACGAGCATTAGACCCGGTACAATTTCAATGCTTATATCAAGGGAACCCCGGAAACGCAGAGGGTAGATTGTACCGGAACCCGTTCAGAACGTACGTTGACAAATCAGAATGGGGAACGTTCGTGCGTAGTGGTAATTATACAGACGTGGCAGACGAGGGCGACGACTTTACATTTTCGGCGTGTTATGACGTTTACAAATCCGGTAATGAGGCATGGAACGAACAAAAGAAACGGTTTGAACCGATTTTGTATGCGCTAATTACTGACATGGTATTTACGCAGGAAAACACGGAAATAACAGCCGTTACCGTCCCGGAAATGATAAACAGATGCGGAACGCAAAAAGCATGGATTGAAAGTAACAACGGCGGTGCCGGGTTTGAAAAGTTGATACGTAAAAAGATAAAAGCGATTTCCGAACCATTTTACCAAGGTGCCAACAAGGAAAGCCGCATTATAACAAATTCGGCAAGCGTCAACGCCCAAATCATAATGCCGTTAGGATGGGAGGAACGTTTTCCAAAGATACATGAACACGTAACCGGGTTTTTGCGTGATTTCCCAGCAAATGAGCATGACGACCCGGAGGACGGTTTGACCGGAATATATGAAAAGGAATTGGCGGACGGCGATACAAGACCATACAGCCAAGCAACAAGGGGAATTAAACGTCGTAATTAGCATTTTATTTCATATATGCAAGGATTTAGCCTGAATATTATAACTTTGCAATAAGTAATGGGGCAAAGGGTTAGCCCCCGGAGATAATAACAAAAGTTTTAACGTTAAAAAATTAAGATTATGGCTATTTGTAAATGCCCGGCAGCAGCAGCGTTGCCAAACATTCCAAACTTTACGTGTGCCGAGAGTTTCGGACAGATTCAGAAAGTAGCGTTTCAGAGATTGTACAAAAGCGCCGGAGAAAAAAATTCATTTACCACGACGGCGGGTATTACAAAAAAAGCGTCATGGACGCCGTTGTTATCGGCAGATGACGACACAAAGATTGTTGTTTCCCCGTACATTCAAGCACCAACAGCAGAAGCGGGCGCACCCCGTACATTTGGAGGAGGAAACGAAACGTTGGGAGGTGTTGAGGAAATTATAGGACGTGAGCCAACCCCATTTACGGCGGTTATGCGTAAAATGCCGCAATCACTGATTAAAGCATTGAAAGATTTGCAATGTGAAAGCGATTCCCGAAATTTGGGGGTTTATTTGTTTGATGAAAACGGCGCAATTGGTGCATTGCAAGACCCGAAAACAGTAACAACGCATTATCCTATTCCAATTCGTTCTTTGTTTATCGGGGATAAAACATTGGGAGGATTTGAGGCACCCGATAGCAATGCAATACAATGGGCGTTTTTACCTAATTGGTCGGATGATTTGGCTATTATCGTACCGGAAGATTTTAACCCGCTAACAGACTTAAAAAATGCAGCAGGGTAAACAAACAATAGTGACGTTGGAAAATGAAACATTGAAAACGACACGAGATTTTGAAGTTAGCCACGCCGAAAGACTTTTAAAAATGCCAAATAACGGCGGTTGGCAGTTACCGGAAAATAGTAAATTTGAATTTGACAAAGAAAATGGGCTTAGATATAAGAGAAATAAAAAAGCAGATAACGGAGCCACGGAACAAAGCGGCGATATGTAGGGCGATTTACCACCAAAACCGCATACGATTTCATGCGGAAAAGGCGTTGACGCCATACATTACGCAACCCGTGACCGATTTTTTGGCTTATGTTTCAAACCTTATACCCGCAGACAAATTCAAAGTGTTCAAAACATTGTTCCGTTACCCCGTAAAGACAAACGAGGTAACGGACGTTTGTTTTGATAAGTTGAGCCGCATTTTTGACGGTCGTAACCCGGCGTTCAATTATCAGTTTATGAACAGCGAACAAAGGGACGATTGGGAGTATTACAGACAACACGTATTGGAAGAACCCGAAATTTGGAGCACAAAGGGATGGGAATATTTCAAAACCGAAATTAACAGCGTATTAATTGTTGATTTGCCAAAAGAGCAATCCCCCGGCGATAATTACCCGCAACCGTACTTTTATTGGTTGCCAATAGAACACGTTATTTCATACAAGGCAGACAAAACAACGGGCGTTATGCGTTGGATAATATTCCGGCAGGACGACAACCGTATTGCCGTAATTGACGATGAACGATACCGGGTATTTACCGAGGAAAAAGGCAATATTGGCGAATTGCTGATTGATAGCCCGCACGATTTGGGATATTGCCCAGCACGTTTTTTTTGGAACGAACCATTGAGTTTGAGAGAACCGGACGTTAAGGCGTCCCCGTTAACAACCGAGTTGGAAAGTTTAGATTGGTTCCTTTTTTATCATTTATCAAAGAAAAATTTGGATATGTACGGGTCGTACCCGATTTATTCCGGATATGAACAAAGTTGCGATTTTACGAACGGCGAAAACGGCGATTATTGCGACGGCGGGTTTTTGAAAGATAAACAAGGCTATTATAAATTAGACCAAGCGGGTTTATTGATGCGTTGCCCGAAATGCGGAGATAAACGAATTGTCGGGGTTGGTTCATTCATTGAAATTCCGGTACCGGACGGCGACAAACAGCCGGATTTGCGCAACCCGGTTCAGATGTTGACCGTTGACCGTAATAGTTTGGATTATAACGTTAGCGAGGAAGAACGGTTGCGTACAAACATAATTACGGCGGTTGTTGGTACCAACGAGGAAATAACAACCCGTGAAGCATTAAATGAACAGCAAATTAAAGCCAATTTTGAAAGCCAAAGCACGGTATTAAGCCGAGTAAAAAAAGGCTTTGAGGCGGCGCAAAAGTTCGTTGACGAAACCGTTTGCCGTTTGCGTTATGGAACAATGTTTGTTTCGGCAAAAATCAATTATGGCACCGAGTTTTATTTGTCTGATGCAACCCAATTGCGAGAACGTTATAAGATGGCGAAAGAAAGCGGAGCAAGCGAGGGGGAATTGGATGCGCTACAAAATCAGATTATCGAAACGGAGTACAGACACGACCCAATACAAATGCAACGTATGTTAGTGTTGGCAGAATTGGAGCCGTACCGACATTTGACACGTCCGGAAGTATTAGAATTGTACGAGAAACAGCTAATTACCGAGGATGAATTGCGCGTTAAATTGAATTTCGCTAATTTTGTACGTAGGTTTGAACGTGAGAATACAAACGTTTTGGAATTTGGCAGCCAAATACCATTTTCCAAGAAAATTGAAGTAATAACAAAAAAAATTTATGATTATGCGAGTGAAAGCAGAAACAGAGGGTAAAACAAAGGACGTCGGATTGTTGGACGTTACCCCGGAAAATTTCATTGTTCCAAAAGGAGAAGAAAGTTTTTATCATTGTCGTATTGAGGTTGTAAAATTCAACCAAGAAACGGGCGAAAGAATTTCACGACCACGTATGCAGGTTTTCGGAAAAAAGTTCTTTGAAACATTCGGATTGCACAATTTGCGAAAAATGGGTTATAAAGTTGACATTATGCACGACCCGAACGTTTGGGAGGCAGCGAACAAAGAAAAGATTGAAGCCAGCAAACGAGCAAAGGCAGAAGCAGCAGCAAAGGCGGCAGCAGAAGCAAAGGCGGCAGAACGTGAACAAATGAAAGCCGAAATTATTGCAGAACTGGCAGCCGCCGGAGTTATCCCAGCAGAACCAAAGAAAGCCGGACGAAAACCAAAAGCCGAAAAAACAGCAGAAGCAGAGGAAGCGGCAGGCGATAGCCCGGAAAACAACGAGAATGTTTAACCATTAAAAATTACGAATATGGCACAGATTGCACAGCAAGACAATTTGGTTATTGAAGTAACCACAACCGCCGCAACATTGGACGGCGACACAAAGAAAAAGTTGATTGAATGTATTGAGGGCGGAACAATTACCGACGTTATTTTGGTAACAAAAGAGGTTGAAAAGAAAATCAGCCATGCACGTGTTGTTAGTTGGTTGGTTGACACAACCGGGGATTCCCCAAAATACACAATTGATATTATTAACGCAAACAGCGGAAAAGTAGAAGCAATCGCACTTAATTAATTCAAAGGGTAAGAATATTATGTTAACGAGAGAAATTTTAGTTGCAAATGCGGATTTGTCGGGATTGTCTGACGAACAGATTACAGCGATAACAACATTATCGCAGAATGACGAAAACAGCGTTATTGCCAAGAAAACGGGCGAAATTTACGGGGCTTTGGATGCCGATATTTTGGCGGTTTCCGGTATCGCTAAAAATGGAACCGAAAAAACGTATGATTACGCAAAACGTGTAATGGGGGAAATGAAAACAAAAGCCGATGGCGCAACCGGCCTGCAATCGCAGATTGATTCATTGACCAAGGAAAGAGCCCGTTTAGAAAAGGCAATTGCCGATGGTGCGGCAGATGCGGAAACCGTGAAAGCATTGAAGCAGGCAAAAGCAGATTTGCAGAACGTGACAACGCAGTTTACCGAGTTGACAACCAAGTATGAGGCAGAAAAGGCAAACCACGAAAAAGAATTGTTCGGAGTAAGAATTGACAACGCATTGCAGACAGCCGCCGCCGGGCTTAAATTCAAAGCAGGATTCCCGGAAAGCGTAACAAAGGTTATTTTGACGCAGGCGACCGAAAAAGTAAAAGGCATGAACCCGGAATATATAGACGACGGAAACGGCGGAAAGGTTTTGGCGTTCAAAGATGCAAGCGGCGCAATTATGCGCAATCCAAACAATCAGTTGAACCCATTCACGCCCGCCGAGTTGCTGACAAAAGAATTGGAAACGATGGGAGTATTGGAACAGCAAAGACAACAGCCAGGAGGCGGCACAAATACGCCCGCAGGCGGTGCCGGAGGCGGCGGAATTACATTGGACGTAAGCGGAGCCAAAACGCAATCAGAGGCGTACGAACTTATTACAAAACAATTGATGGCGCAAGGTAAAACGGTAGGTTCCAAAGAGTTTGACGAAGATATGAGAAAGGTTTGGCAGGAAAATAGTATTAACAAATTGCCGGAGAGATAACCGGGTAATGGGTAAACCCGCATTTAATAACAAATTAAAATAAAAAGACTATGAGTTTAATTGCAACAAGATTACAGAATTGGCGAGTCGAAAACCCGGAGTTAGACCGTAATATGACCCGCCCGTGCGAGTATGGCGCATTGGATTTTTTCATTGAACAGACCAACGCCGGAAATTCCATTTTGTCCCCGAAATTGCGTGAACGTGCGTTTGCCTCAATCGGAAATACGGTACAAGTTCCGGTTATCAATTACGATGGCGACGTTACGGTTAGCAACGTTCGTACGTGTGTTATCCCGGACGATGAAAACACGTCCGCACTTTATACCGTGGTTTGGGCGACATATTCCGTCGGCTTTACAATGGTGCCAACGTTGTATATGAACAACGAAATTTCGTATGACCACGATTTCAACCGCAAAATGGAAAAGGTTTGCAGAGCGTTTGCAAATTCGTTAGACCAAGCAGCCGTTTCAGCGTTGGAGGCAGGAAAAACCAAATTATTGAAAGACAAGTTGAATTACAATTTCGCTGCAAACGTTATTGAGGTTCCAACGCAGATGGCAACCGAAATTATGGGCGATATTAACCCGATTATGCGTGCAAATTGTTATCCGGGTTTGGTTCACGTCGTAGGTAACGCCGGAATTGACAGCCTTATTAAAAAATTGGCACAGCACGGTATTTATAACGACGTAAACAAGCGTATGGAATACGAAAATAAAGTGTTCCATTATACAAACAACGTCGTAAATGAAGCTAGCAAAAACGGCACATTCTTTGCCGTAGAGGATGGTAACGTTGGCGTTTTAACACGTGTTGACCGTGAGGCGTTGAACCGCACCCGTGCGAATTTCCACGAATGGGACGTTGTACGTTTGCCGTACATTGATTTGCCCGTTGGTTCGCACTATTACACAGCAGTTGGCGACCAGTCACAGACAGCAGGCGAAGCGAGTGCCGATATGACGTGCAACGTGAAAGAATATTTTGGATTTAGCGCAGACGTTGCGTTTGTAATTGCTTACAACAGCAACCCAACAACCGTTGCAAATCCGATTATCAAAGCGCAGATTGCAGCACGTGAGGAAAATGTACCTTTGGGTATGCCTGTATATGTAACCAACGCCGGGGAATTTCCCGCCGGAAGTGCGAGCGCATAAGCCGGAGCATAAGAAATTATTTAACCGAGGGGACGGGGTGGTTATCCCCGCCCCCTTATTTATTTCAAACGCAGATGTATAGACTTAAAGAAATACAGGACGCATTATTGCACGTCGTCGGGTGGGAACAATCATACGACCCGGCAAAGGAAATTGACAATTATATGACTGAAACGGAAAGCGGGTTGTATTTTCAAGGTGCGCACCCGCTTTTGACGTTGGATAATATGGAAAGTATTATGCCGGATGATTGGGGGCTGCAATACCCGGAATGGGACATGATATTGCTGTACAAAGCCGGGCAGAAAGTGAGCCATAACGGTATTGTTTGGATTGCTAAAATTGACAACACCGGAGAGGAACCAACGGCAAGCGATTTTAATAATGATTACAGCTGGGAGGATTACGGAAACCCATATTGGAAACCGTATAATATGTTGATGGACTTTTTGGAGAGAATGACCCGAAACGGAATTGCGACCGCAATACAGACGTTTACACAGATTAAGCAGTTGGATAAAGAAACACGTAATTTGTTGGAGCGAAAAACGTTCTTTGATGGTGCCGGACGCATACGGGCGACGTTGCAAAACAATCATAAGTTGGTAGGATTTGAAATTGTCCCGGTTCGTGCAATGGGAGTGACGGCGAAAATTGAAAAGATAGGTTTGCAAATGACCGGGGGAACCGGGGTTGTTAGAATGTATTTGTTTCATTCGTCGCAGATAGACCCAATAAAGACTTTTGATTTGAATTTTACCGTTACAAATGGCGGTTTTCAGTGGTTCCCGTTAACTGATTGTTATTTGCCGTATATCAGCGACGAAAACAACGCCGGGGGGTCGTGGTTCCTTTGCTACAATCAAGACGAATTACCCGCCGGAATGGAAGCAATTAACGTATCAAAGGATTGGAGCCGGGAGCCGTGCGGAACGTGCAACGTTGGTTCCGTTGAGGTTTGGCGGGAATTGACAAAGTATTTGCAAGTAACGCCGTTTATGTACCATGCGCCGGAAACGTTCGCAGAATATCCGGAATTATGGGACATTGCGCAAACCTTATACACAAGAACACGGAATTACGGGTTGAATTGCGAAATTACAATTGGATGCGATTTAACCGATTTTGTTATTTCTCAAAGGGCTATTTTCCAAACCGTGATACAACGGCAAGTTGCCGCAATTGCGTTGCGTACGTTAGCAATGAACCCCAACGTAAGGGTAAACCGCAATCAGTCAAACGCAAGCCGTACAGACATTTTGTATGAGTTGGACGGGAACACGTCCGGCGTTAGACCCGGCGGGTTGGGGTATGATTTAAAAAAGGCGTATGAGGCATTGCGGATTGATACGCAGGGATTAGACCGCATTTGTTTAAGTTGTAACAACAGAGGCGTAAAATACAGAACCGTGTAATTATATAATTCAAAGGGAAAATTGTATATAATTTCATGTAAAAATTGTATTTATGAAAAAGATAACCGATTTACGAAAAAGGGTTGCGGATTTCAACGAGGCTTTGACGTCCGGGCGGATAATACAAAACATTATATGGGACAATGAGGCATATATAGTTGATTTAAACGCCGAGGAACAATTGTTTGAACAAGGTATTAACCGTTTGGGCGTCGAAATTTCGGATTATGCACCATACAGCCCAGTAACAATCGCAATTAAAGAGGCAAAGGGACAGCCGACAAACCGGGTTACGTTAAGGGATGAGGGAGATTTTGAAAGTAGCTTTTTTTTGGAAGTTGGCGACAAGCAATTTGAAATTAAGGCGTCCGATTTTAAGACAGAGGATTTAATAAAGAAATACGGGCGTCAGATATTAGGATTGACGGACGAAAATATTGCAATACTGATATGGCAATATATATATCCGGATTTAATGGACGAAGCAAAAAAACAAATTTATGGCAAATAAGGTAAAAGCCCCGGTTGTTGACAACCCGGAATTGTTAGACCGGATTATTGGGAACATTCAAAACGGATTGGTTGATAATTTGCCGTGGTTGGATTATGCGTTTGGCAGGGCGGAAAGACTTGTTAAAATGAACGCAAACCAAAAACGCTATTATACGCCAAACGTGTATTCCGGGAAAAACGAATATATGGAAGTTTGCCCCGATGCGGGTATTGGTAATTTCTGTTTCTTTTGGGTTGACGACCCGCAAAATATCAGTTGGGAACCCGGAGTTGATATTGGCATAAAAACGGCGTTTTCGATTATCTTTTGGTTTGATTACAGAAAGATATACAACGATGCAAGCACACGCAACAAAGAGGATTTGAAGCGGCAAATATTGGACGTTTTGAACGGCGGTTTTTTGGTGCGAAATGGAAGTTACAGAATAAACAAAGTGTACGAATTGGCGGAAAACATTTACAGGGGCTTTTCGTTGGATGAAATAGAAAACCAATTTTTAATGCACCCGTTCGGCGGATTCCGGTTTGATGGCGAATTGAGTATTGGAGAAACATGTAAATTGTAGTATATGGAACATTTTATTTATAACATTATTGTTGTCGCATTAATAGCGGCTTTTGTGCTGACGTTATTACGCAAATGGGGCGTCATTGAATGGGTACAGATTCACGGGAACGATTTCTTTTCAAAGATGTTTAATTGCGATTTCTGTTTGTCGTGGTGGACGTGCGTTCTGATTTGTTTCTTTGCGTTGATATTTACCGGGAACCCCGCATTTTTGGGCGTTCCCTTTTGTAGTACAATGATAACACGTGTTTTATTATGAAGAATGTACAAATAAAAGGAATGAACGTTGAGTTGTATGATTCAATCGAGGATTTGCCAATTATGCGTTTCCACAAGTATAACAAAATGCTTTTGGTTGACGCCGGGGTTGGTTCCGATTTGTCGGATTTTGACCGACATATTGAAAAGGTAATACGTTATTTGAACAGCCCAACGCCAAACATGGCAACCGTTGAGTTGGAAAATATGCGCCAAAACATATATTTCATTCAATCCGAGGTTTCCCCCCGGCATTTGGCTTTTGCCGTGTTGGTTAAATCAATAAATGGTAAACCCCGAAATGATTTGTCAGATGATGGATTGCAACAAACAATGAGTCTTTTTAAAGACGTTGCAAATTCAGAGATAACCGCCCATTTGGAAGCGGTTAAAAAAAAAATAGACGATGAATTGCGTTTGTATTTTCCCCGGTTGTTCGATGATGCGACATTGAAAGAGTATTACGATAAATTGAAACAAAGAACGATTGTTGTATTACGCACAATAATAGACGGTCGGGCAACCGAGGCGGACGCAAAAGAGATTGACGACATTACGGCGGAGTTGATAACCTATTTCAACCCGCAGACGTTTATCGGTTCGGAAAGCGTGGAAATTAGGCATGACAGACAATTTGAAAATATGTGTTTGATATTGTCCCAAAATTTGCATGTTGACCCAAAGAAATTTACCGTTTTGGAATATTACAACGCATTTGAGTATATCAAGGAACAAGCCAAAAAAGCAAACAAGCAAAAAATGGTAAAATAAGGCGATTTCCGGCGTTTTTATTTTTAGGCGATAAATTACACATTTGAGAAAAGAAAATGCAACAGACGGGAAATTTCCCGTAAAAAACTAAATAATCGGCGTATGGCAGATAATAACAACCCAATCAAATATTCGGATTTAATAAGCCCAGATAATTCGATTACAGATTTGATAAAACAATTGGATGAACTTTCGGACACATATACAAATGCGCTGAAAAATATCAAAGCCGAGGCAATACAATTGGCGGAGATTCTGAAAAAGGTTTCCGGCGCAACGGAGGACGGGCGAAAGACAACCAAAAAAGCCGCGGACGATGCCGAACGTTTGGCACGTGCGCAACGTGATTTGGCGTTTGCAGAAAGCGAGAACGCCAAAAAGTTAGCCGAGTTAAAATTGGCACAGCAGGAAGCGAACCAAATTAATAAACTGATTGTGAAAATAAATCAATCCGCCGAGGGTAGTTATAACCGTTTATCGGCGCAATATTCATTGAATAAGATTTATTTAAACAACATGACTAAAGCCGAACGGGAAAACACCGAGGAGGGGCGAAATTTGGTTGCACAAACCAAAGAAATATACGAAGAAATGAAACGTTTGCAGGAAGCAACCGGGAAATTTCAATTGAACGTCGGAAATTATACGGAGGCGTCCGACGCAATTATTGCGTATGGCGACAAATTAAAAGAAACGTTAGGTTTAAATAGCGCATTTGGCGAAAGTCTTTTGGCGTTAGGACGTGGCGGGGCTGAAAGTAAAGCAGTTTTTACAGCTATTGGCGACGGGGCAAAAGCATTGGGAAAAACTTTGTTGGGATTACTTTCAAACCCGGTATTTTTGGCGATTGCCGGAATTGCGGCGGCGGGTGCGACGTTCAAATGGTGGTACGATTATAACGCCGGGTTAGTTGAGGCAACGAGATTGACGCAACAATTTACCGGGAAAAGTGGCGATGATTTGAAAGCGTTTAGAAATGAGGTGCAAGCCGTCGCCGATTCATTCAACGCAGATTTCCGGGAAACATTGATTGCAACAAACGCATTATCAAAACAATTTGGTATTTCTGCAAATGAGGCATTGCAATTGGTTAAGGATGGGTTTTTAGCTGGAGGCGATGCGAACGGGGAATTTTTAGACACGTTGAAAGAATACCCGGCATATTTCAAAGAGGCGGGAATATCAGCAGACCAATTTGTTGCAATTGTTACCCAAACAAACAAAATGGGTATCTTTTCAGACAAAGGCGTTGACGCAATTAAGGAGGCAAATTTGCGTTTGCGTGAAATGACGACGGCGACGGCGGCGGCTTTGGACGGTATCGGTATTTCGTCGGAACAAGTTCAAAAAGATTTGCAGACCGGAACCAAAACAACGTTCGATGTTATACAAGACGTTTCCGCAAAATTGGCAGAATTGCCGGATAATGCGGCAACGGTCGGGGCTGCAATTGCAGATATATTCGGGGGGCCCGGAGAGGACGCCGGATTGCAGTATTTGCGCACGTTGAAAGATATTTCAACAAACATGGATGAAGTAAAAGGGAAAGCCGGAGTTTTGGCGCAATTGCAGGAGGAACAATTGCAAAGCCAAATTGAGTTGCAAAACGCATTATCCGGGTTGTTTGACGCAATCGGATGGAATTTTGAAACGTTGACAACGCAGGCAAAAGTTTTTGTTAACCAAGGATTGACGGCGATAATAAAAGGGGTTATTGATGTTGTCAATTACTTTATTGAGTTGTACAATGAAAGTGTTTTAATACGTGCAATTTGGAATGGGATTGTTGCCGGATTCAAAACAACATTTGATACGTTGGGAAATTTATTTGGATTCTTTATTGATATAGTCAAAGCAACCGGAACCGCATTAAAGGGGGCGTTTACGTTAGATTTTGACGAAGTAAAAAAAGGATTGGCAGATTATGCAGCAGCGTACGGAAATTTGGTTAAAGCCCAAGTTAAAGACATAACAGAAAATTTCCAAGAGGGTTTGGATGGTATGCAAAAGAAAATAAAACCGTTAACAATCCCGGTTTCTGTTGGAGATACCCCGACGCCACAAACAGACAATAAGCCCGTAACGACACAGAACCCAACCGTAAAGCCAAGGGGTAAAAGCGATGCGGAAAAGGCAGCAGAAAAACAAGCAAAGCAAATTGAAGCGGCTTATAAAAAGAATTTGGAGGCAACCCGGAAATTGCAGGATGCACAATTGCAGTTGGAAACCGACGAATGGGCAAAGCGTCGCCAACAAACGCAATATCAGTATTCCCGCCAAATTGAGGATTTACAACACCAATTGCAGACCGAAAAGGATTTGAACGAAACCGGACGTCAAGCGATAAACGCCACAATTACGGCGTTGGAACAGCAACAAACCGAGGCGTTATTGAAAATCGAACAAGACCGACAATTGCAGGAATTAGCGTTACAGAAAGAAAGCATTGAATTACGTTTGCAAGCAGTCAAAGAGGGAAGCGAACAGGAAAAACAATTGCGGATGCAGTTGTTGGAAAACGAAAGACAAACCGCATTATTACAGAACCAACAGAAACCGACCGGGCAACAGCAGGACGCCGCGGCGATTAATGCAAGTTTTGACGCAAAGGGAGCCGGAATTGCGGACGAATATTTGCAAGCGCAATTACAGATATTCGACCAACAACAAGCGTTGGCACAATCGGAGTTTGATTTGTTGAGAAATTCAGAAGCCCGGAAAACTCAATTCCGTTTGCAAGCAGAAAAGGAACGTTTGCAAAAGGTTTTAGAATTAAATCAGCAATCCGCCAATAAATTGTCTGATGTTGAGGTACAAACAATTCAAAACACTATTAAAAAAATAGACCAAGAAATTGAGCAATCCAAAGGGGAGGAACGAGGAACAGACATTTACGGTTTGTTTGGGCTTAATTTGGACGACGACCAAAAAGAGGCAATTAATACGTCTATGCAATACGCATTGGATGCGTTAAATACATTCACGGCGGCACGTGTTGCCGCAGCAGATGCAGCCGTTGAGCAAGCGGATAAAGAGGTTTCCGCCGCACAATCGGCGTTGGATGCAGAATTGGAAGCAAGGGCAAACGGGTACGCCAATAATGTTGTACAAGCGCAAAAGGAGTTGGATTTGGCAAAGAAAAACCAAGAAAAAGCGTTGAAAGAACAACAGAAAGCGCAAAAACAGCAGGCAGCAATACAAACATTGCAGCAAATCGGAAACATGGTAACAGCAACGGCGTTGATTTGGTCGCAATTAGGTTTCCCGCTTGCAATACCTGCAATTGCCGTAATGTGGGCGAGTTTTGCAGCGTCTAAAATCAAGGCGGCGCAATTGGCAAAACAGACCGGAGGAACCGGAGGAACGGAAACATACGGCGACGGTACCGTTGAACTTTTGGAGGGCGGTTCGCACCAAAGCGGAAATGATATTGATTTAGGAACGAAACCGGACGGAACCCGCCGGCGTGCCGAGGGAGGCGAATTTTTCGCCGTGATAAATAAACGAAGTTCACGCCGTTTCAGAAAGATAATACCGGACGTTATCAATTCGCTAAACAATGGTACGTTTGCACATAAGTATTTAAAATCCTATTCAGACGGCGACGGTTTGACGTTAAACGTTACCGGACAAAGCCCGGATTTACGCAATTTGTCGGATGATGTAAGGGAAATTAAGGAACAGAACCGACGACGGGTTTACGTGGATGGCGACGGAAATACGATTGAAAGTTACAAGAATTTGAAACGTAAAATAAAAAGACTATGACACCAAAATATAGATTCTTTTTGCAGATAGGGGAGGACGGAACCAAACAAACCGTCTGCCCCAATTATAAGGATGATTTAACGTTGGATTATGAGTTGGAAACAAATCAAAGGTTTTACCGGGCTAAATTGTCCGGTAAAATAAACTTTGTCCGTGCTGATTACGATATTATCAATGACGCCCCGTTTGATTCTGAATTTTTCCTATATATCGAAAAAAGCGATGATTGGGGACAAACATACAATCAATACTATAAAGCAAAGTTTATGAAAACGGATTGTACGTTTAATGATGATGATAAATTGGTTACGGTACAGCCGGAAACAATAGACCAATACAACGACGTTTTGGCAGGATTGGAAAAGGAATACAATTTAATTGAGTTAGCCCCACAAATCGAATTTCTTACAATAAGAAAACGCCCATTGATACAAATATACGTTCCCGGAGATAGTATTGTTTCGTGCTTTTTGGGCGGCACGAATTGGGAACAAGACGCAAACGTCACGACTGACCAAAACGCATTAATACAAACCTATCATTTTGCACTATGTAATATTTTGAAAGAAATACAAATTACGTCGCAAGGTTCCCCGGCGGTAATATCCGGGCTTTATAGTGGGCGGATGTTGACGGGTGTAAGTTCTGATGAATTTACGGGAGATTTATACCCGGAATTAAATGTAAATTATTATATCCATATTGCACAAAAACGAGTTGCGGGTGGGCTACCTATTGGGCTAGCAGGTGTTGAGATACGCCGCCGTTCTGATGATGTGGCAATGTTCCGGTATACAAAGATAACGCAAGAACCTTTTGATACGTTGGAATTTGATTTAACCGCCGTTGAGGGTTCCGGAGCAACGGGTACGATGCACGCCGATATGAAAAGTTATAATATATACGCCCGATATTTGGTTGATGTTGATAAAATAGACGATTTAGATACATACCCGTTGTCGTCCGATGATATTGTAGATAATAATAGAAATTACCGCCGGGCAATTGGTTACGCAATCGACGTGGCATTTATATCTAATAATTTTTCAGATACGCCGACCGAGTGGGGATTAGCCGACAGTGGAAAGTATTTTGAGCCGCCTTATTCCATATATGGACAAACGTTTTATCCAATCGCCCGGTCAACGTGGCGTTATGCGTCGTTATGGTTTGGGTTTTATCTGATGGATTGGATATTAGAGGAAAAAGCCCGAAAAGCATATACTTTGCGTGATGCGTTTACATTGTCGTCATGTATCAATGTGCTATTAAAAGAATTTGCGCCCGGAATAACGCATGAAGCGACGCCGGAATACAGCCAATTTCTTTATAACACAAACAATCCTATTTCCGGGAAGTCATTTAAGTTGCTAATAAGTCAGAAAAGTAATATCATTAATGGCGAATATAAAACCCCGGCGCAAAAAGCCCCGATTACATTACAACAGATTATGACGATGTTACGGGATATTTACAAATGTTATTGGTATATTGAGGACGGAAAATTTAAAATTGAACAGGTAAGTTGGTTTAGAAATGGCGGTTCGTATGGATATAACCCGATTATTGATTATAATTTAACACAATTAGAAAGCGTTAGGAACGGCAAAAAATTAGCTTTTGCAACGTCTGAATATTCATTTGACAAAGTAGAAATGCCGGAACGTTATCGATTTGAGTGGATGGATGATGTAACAACACCATTTGAGGGGTTGCCAATAGAAATTACGTCAAAATATGTAACAGCCGGGAAAATTGAAGAAATTAACATATCAAATTTTACGTCTGACATAGATTTGATGTTGTTAAACCCCGGTGCAATTAGTTCCGATGGATTCGCATTGTTTGCAGCAGTTACGCCGTCCGGCGGCGGACAATTGGAATTGCCTTTCACAAGACAAACCGTTGATAGCGTAGAATATTTTTTGCAAAATGGATATTTAGCGTTTATCAATATACAACCGACATATTGGGTTTATGATATGCCCGCACGGAATTTCAAAATAAATAATTCCCCATATTATGCTATGGGAGGATTGGAACGTAAAAAGAAACAAACATTGAATTTCCCGGCAGGAACCACAGACCCAAACCCGATGCAGTTAGTTAAAACATATATCGGTAACGGACAAGTTGATAAACTTTCAGTAAATTTGTGTAGCCGAAACATTAAAGCAACGTTGAAATATGATACAGAATAACAATATAAGCGTTTTACCGTGGTACACGTCAATAAATGAACAGAACCACAGAAAAAGTTACGCATACGGCGCAATTTACCCGTTATTTGCCCCGGCTGATAGATTGTTGCCGTTTCAGATAATAAGAAATACACGGTCAAACAATGTTACGTCAGTGGTATTGTATGAAAAGACCGGAAAGCAAGTTGCAAACATAACAACGTACATGAAAGAAGCCGGATTGCAGATTGTCCGGTTTCAAACGTTGGGTTATGATGTTATATTGTACCCGTCAATTTTACCCATGCCATTAAATCAGTTGGACGGAATATATTATATGACGTTATCGGATGGCGTTCAAACATGGTATTCTGAAATGTTCACTGTTGTACAAGATGTTTCCGGTTACTTAAAAATACAATGGTGGGATATTGAAAATTTGGTATTTGACGCCGGGCAAATAGTATATAAAAAATCGGATTTCAAAAATACGTTGTACTTTTGTACCGAGTTGGGAAAACCGGATTATGAATTTGAAGAAGATGGCGAAGAACGTGACGGGTATTTTTTCCCGGAAAAACAAATATCAGTCAAAACGTTTAAATGTACAATATTGGCACCGGAGTTCCTTTGCGACGTTATGCGTTTTATCCGTATGGCTGATTACATTCATATAACGGATAAATACGGTAGGGAATACGATTGCGACACGTTTCTAATTACCCCAAAATGGCAAACGCAGGGAGATTTGGCGAGCGTCGAAATTGAGTTTAAAACAAATACCGTCGTAAAGAAAATAGGACGTGGCTATATTAAAAGCAATAAAGGAGATTTTAACGGAGATTTCAATAATGATTTCAAAAACAATTAAATTATCGAATTATGGGAAATTATGAACAATTAAAAGCAGCAATTACCGCCGTTATCAAAGCAAACGGCATGCAGAAAATTACGGGGGACATGTTGCAGGCAACGTTGTTGTCGCTGGTTAGCAATATAGGCGACAACGCTACATTTGCCGGAATGGCAACACCCGATACAAACCCCAGAACACCCGACCAAAATATTTTTTATTTGGCAGCACAACCGGGGGTTTACTCTAATTTTGGAGGCGTGGAATTGACCGACCAAGTTCTAATCTTTACCAATAAAAATGGTATTTGGGTAAAGAATGAATCGGGTATTACAACATCGGGAAAAATTTACAAGTTAGAGAATAAAATAGAGGGATTGAGTATTAAGGCGTCAGAATATGTTATTGGTAATTGGTCAGGAGATAATCCCCCGAAAGCTACCAGCACGGATGGGTATTTAAGATGTAACGTACCCTACCCAATTGACGCAAATACAAATGACGTTATTAGCATGTGTAATTCACAAGGGAAAAAAGTGAGAATTGCCGATTATGGTTTGACAATTAAGTTGACAGACGCAAACGGTAATAAAGTGAATTGGAGTTACCAAAATTCGGGGAATGATATTCTACCGTCTGCTAATGCAAAACTTTTATATATACATACTTCTAAGCCATCCACTATAAGTGATATTGATGGTTTTTTCTTTTTAGGGATGTTTCCTAAAAATGTAGTAGACTACATAACAGAACTTGATAAAAGAAGTAAAGAGACAGAGAAGCAGTCAGGGGAAAATAACCGACAAATTGAAGAGATTATAAATACCACTAAATTTAATTATACGCCTACTAAACATCTTACTGCCTATGCTGATGCTGCTTATGTTGGAAGTTCATTAATAGACAATCCTCGTTCAAATAAGTCTAATAGCGCATTAGAAGTATTAGATGTTTCCGAAATAGAAGATGATACTGTTATTTATATTATTGATTCTTTAGGTAAAAATAGTTTTGATGGTTGGACGTTTAGGTTTTTTGGCGCAGACAATAACCAAATATCAACATCTAGCGGAGGGAGTTCTGAGACAAACAACAGAGGATTCAAAAAACCGAATGGGGCAGTTAAGTTAGGTTTGCATATTTCAAATTCAAGAATAAATGGTGATAAAGTGCAATTTCTTAAATCCTTATTTATTTACAATATTCCTTATATGCAAAAAAGCGTTTACGAGCAAATCGAAGATGTAAATAAAGAGGTGAAAAACAATAAAGGAAATATGAATCTATTGGGTGAAAGAGTAACGGTATTGGAAAATAATGAAAGTACATCTTATAAAGATTCATTGAAGATTCTTTTTATAGGCTCTTCTTTTGGAGTTGACACGGTGAGAGATGTTGGTAATATATGTAAGTCTTTTAATAAAGATGTAATTATTGGCAACGCATATATTGGGGCTGCAACATTAGACGTTTTTCTATCAAGATGGGAGGCAAAGAAGGGTGTCACTTACTATAAGTGGAAGTATCAAGCAACGGATTGGGAACAATATAATGGCACTACTGGCAAATGGTCAAGTGAGCCAGGCTCTGATATAACAGATGAAGGAAAACCAGCACCAGCAAATGACACGGTAAAGATGGATTGGATATTAGCCGATGAAGCATGGGATTTTGTTATTTTGCAAAATGGGGCATACCAATCTCCATATCCCGACCAATCTGTTTTTTGGAAAAAAGGAGAAGATGGGAATATAACTAAAAATATTGTTCAAGAACTTATAGACAAATGTAAAAAATCAAGTCTTTATAGCAATCCTGTATTTGGTATGAATATGACTTGGGCTTTTTCCGTTTATCACACCATTTCCGAATCTCATGGGCCAAGTGGAGCAAACGATGACAAGTGGCTTGATTATGGCAGCAATCAAAGGGAAAGACAAATAGGTATGTGGAATAATATATCTAAAAATTATAAAGATTGCATTACTAATTGCCCCGATGTTAAATTCGTTATTCCAAGTGGGACGGCCGTGCAAAATGCAAGAACTAATCTTGTATTAAGAAATAGCACTATCTATACGTCTGCTGTTCCGGCTCCACCAAGTATAGAACAAGCGGAAGTTATTACAAGCCTTGACGGGATAGAAAGCACTTACCCATTTATGGATAACACAATGAATTGGAACAATAAAACAGATTTTACAAGAGATTCAATTCATGCAAATTTTGGAATTACAAGATATATAATAGCAGGTACATTGTTTCAAACCTTTATAGCAAAGTTATTTAATATTGATATTGAAAATTGTACATATAGAATACCTTTAAGCAGTGGAGATTATAGAGAACAATTGTGTACCGCCGTAACGGATGATAATATAAGTTTGATAAACAAGTGCATTAAAGAGGCTTGTAATAAACCATTTGAAATAACTACTATTTCTTAAATGTAGAATAACCATGTATGTTTGATATGGAAAGAATTATGAATTGGGAACAATGGCGTTTAATCGCCATTTCCACGGTTAGCCCGTTATTTGGGTATTTAACCCCGACAAAGGGTTTTGTTTATGCGTTAGTAGTAATGTTTGCGTTCAATATTTGGGCGGGAATGAGGGCGGACGGCGTGGCGATTGTGCGATGCAAAAACTTTTCGTTCCGGAAGTTTAAAAACGCATTGTGCGAATTGCTTTTGTATCTGTTTATTGTGGAGGCGATTTTTGTAATAATGAAAAATTGCGGCGATGAAAATGCGGCGGTTATCGTGGTAAAATCACTAACATACGTGTTTATGTATGTGTATTTGCAAAATGCGTTCCGCAATCTGATTATTGCGTACCCCCGGAATTTGGCATTACGTATTATTTACCATGTTATCCGTTTGGAGTTTACAAGGGCTTTGCCGTCGCATTTGCAACCGATAATTGACAGATTGGAAAAAGAATTTGGGGATGACCCCGACAAAAACAATAAAAAGAAAGGAGAAAACGAAAATGAGTAAAGTTGTAATTCTTGATGGAGGTCACGGCGTGGATTGTGCCGGGAAACGTTCCCCCATTTGGGGGGACGGTTCCCAATTGTTTGAATGGGAGTTTAACCGTGATATTGTACGCCGTATTGCGGCGATGTTGAAAGCGGAGGGAATAAAGTTTGAAATTTTGGTACCGGAGGACAACGACGTATCATTACCGGAACGTTGCCGACGTGCAAACGTTATCCATGCAGATTGCGGCAACAACGCCGTTTTGTTTAGCGTTCACGGGAACGCCGGAGGCGGCACCGGGTGGGAATGTTACACAAGCGTAGGACAAACGAAAGCGGATGCAATCGCAACCGTTCTTTGCGAAGAAGCGGAAAAGGAGTTTGCCCCGGACGGTTGGAAAATGCGTTTCGATTATATAGACGGCGACCCGGACAAAGAAAGCCAATTTTATATACTGAAACATACGGTTTGCCCGGCGGTATTATCCGAAAACTTTTTCATGGACACGGAGAAAGATTGCCGTTTTATGATGACGGACGCAGGGCGTGAGCGTATCGCCAAAGTACATTACAATACAATAAAACGTATCTTATGAAAAAATATCTAATAATAGCGGCAATTGCTTTGGCGGTTGCCGCTATTGTCACTATATGGGTGCAACGTTCCCGGATTAATCAGTTAACCGGGGAAAGGGACAAATACAGAACCAACACGGAAACGTTATTGCAGGACGTTTCCCGGTACCAAACAAAAGATAGTTTGAACGCCGCAAAAGTTGGGGTTTTGGAACTGAAATTGTCAGAGTTTGAAAAATACCGGGCGAGCGATGCGGAGTTGATAAAGACGTTGCAGACAAAGAACCGGGAGTTGGAAGCCGTTACAACGGCACAAATGGAAACAATAACCAAATTGCGGGGAACCGTCCGGGACAGCATTGTATATTTGCCCGGAGATACGACAACAATTGTTCTGAAATGCGTTGATATTTCCGACCCGTGGTTTTCATTAAAAGGATGCACGACGCCGGACGGGGAGTTTACCGGGACATTTGTAAACCGTGACAGCATTTTAGTTGCTGCAACCGTACAATATAAACGGTTTTTGGGGTTCCTTTGGAAAACCAAGAAAATAAAGAACCGGGAAATTGATGTTATCAGCAGGAACCCGCATACAAAAATAATGGGGGTTGAATATATAGAGATAGAAAAATGAGTATTTTTGTATCAAATACTTTTTCATTCCATTTATAAGATTGTTTTTAAGGATTAGCCGGGTTTTCCCCGGCTTTTTTAGTTTTGCCCATTTTTATCCACGTAGCGGGCTTTTCTTTCCCGGATGGATAAATTACACATTTCGCCCGAAAAAGTGGCTTAAATCGAAAATTCGACCAAAATAAATATCTTTTGAGCCAAAAACAGAAATTTTTGCCATTTTCCGATAAAATAAAAAGAAATTCTTTTGGTAATTAAAATAAAGGTTGTATATTTGCATTGTCAAACAACAACGACGGGGCGTTTACCCCGAACAATTAAAAGAAAATCAAAATGGCAACAACAATTTACAACGGTTTATTATACACAACAAAAGAAATTAATCGCAATTTCCGCATTAAAATCAACGGTATTGTTGACGGTAAAAAGGTTAACAAGTTGGTAGGCGTTAAAGGATTGATTGAATTGATTGGCGTTGAAATGGCTAATAAGATGTTGCGCCGTGCATTTAATGGCACCGATGATAAAACCGTTTGCAAATTGCGCAGAGGAATAAAGATAAGTTTCTATGTTAAATAATATCCGACCGGGCGGGTTCCCAGAACCAAATACTAATTCGTATGAGTTCAGAAAGAAGAAACAAGTTAAGCGAGATTTTCAAATTGGCGTGGCAGTTCGTAAAACGCAATGGTTATAAACTTTCAGAGGCTTTAAAATGTGCATGGTTGAACATTAAGTTGAAAGCCGAAATGAAAAAACGAATTGTAAAATTCTACTTTCAGAAAATAGACGGTTCATTGCGTGAGGCATACGGAACCACAAACCCGGAAACAATCCCGGCAACAACCGGAACCCGGAAACCCGCCGACACGGTACAAACGTATTTCGATACAGAAAAGCAGGAATACAGATGTTTCAAAAAAGCTAATTTAATTCGTATTGCATAAACAACGCCGGGGGAAACCCCGGTTTAATTAAATAATAAATTATATGAAAGTATTATCT